GCACAAGGGGGTCGGCTTCTTTGGTTTCTTCGGAAAGAAAATCCCTCCACGCATCCATATGTTTCTTATCATCTTTAAAGCTGCTCCAGTCACTCATCTTGCAGTACCTCATTTAATAGTCTGTTTATAGTATCAGCCTTAGTAAATACTTTATTCTTAAATTCTTTTGCTTCTTTCATCATAAAAGCATTTGGGGTCGATGGCTCAGAGACAAAATCAAAACAAATTAATTGAAAATCATCCTCAACTATGGTTATACCTTTATCTTCGCGTACAGAACCCATACCACGCGAAGAAATGCCCATCTTACAACCACCATTGACTAACTCTTGAAGGATTTTGCCAGATGGAGTATTCATTACTTGTACTTTTCCCATTACATCGTTACCCTCCATCCAGACACTAGTAACTCTATGGGAGACTCTTTCTAATTGTACAACATTGGTCTCCGGGTGATCTAGTTCTCCTAATGCTCTACTCTCTTTTACAAGCTTTTGATAATTATCTACTTCTCGAATTAAAACATTACGAGGATAAATACGACCATTACCGTTCTGTACATCACATTCTTGAAGTTTGCCAGATAAAATCATACCACCGCTTGCCACAAATCTTTTCTCTTCTTCAGTTAAAAGATCTTGGCAAACGCCGCCTTCACAAAGCTCGTAATACTCTCGCAGAAGCTTCTTACCCATAGCTAAGATCCCTTACAGCATCGTCTTACGGGTTGTAGTCTCCATTTATCTGTCCAGGTACTAATATTCATTTTTGCTTCTTCGACCTTCTTCTTTTCTTGCTCTCATTGGCCGTCATACCAAGAGCGGGAATGTTTACATGGGAGGCGGATCTACGAGGAGACACTCTACCTTTGCGCGAAGGAACCGGCGGATCGAATTTCGGATCCGTGGCTGGCTCCATTTCTGATCTTTCTTTATCTTGGGCCTTGATTTGGCCCATAACTCTTTGAATTTCATCGGCGCCGATGCCGAGATCTAATAGCATTTCCGCTATTACCATAGCTCTATTTTGTGGAGAGGTCTTTCCTAAAGCTCTCTTAAGTTTCTCTATTGCCATCTGTACTGGGCGTGTTGCAAAAGCAGACGCGGCAGCACCACCGCCAGATAATTTTGTTTTGAATTTAGAGAACATATCGGCCATGCCCTCGTCAGTTCGACCGTTAGACTCTATAAGAACTCTTAGCTCTTGTTCTACCATTTCTTGAAGTAGCTGTTTAGTGATTTTCATTTTTTTTCTCCATGTTTGATATTTGTATTCCTTGATCGCCAATTAGCATATTTAGCATATATGATGTGCCCGACGATAACCAACCTAAAAGAAAGAAATTAAATACAGTCACATCAAAACTAAATAGTTCTGTAAATGGAGAAAGAAGCATTAAAAGCCATCCAACATGAAATCCCATGCACATTGAACAATTAGCCAATTCTCCAAGTTTTCCTTTTTTGGGCCTTAGTCTCGAAAAGATCTTGCCATAAACAAGAATCTGTGTGAGACCATAAGCACAAAGTATAAATATTAGTAATTCTATCATATGGTATATAGATAGCTCAAAGAATAGGGGTCTCTAATCATGCCGCGGCGAATAGAGCCTTGTTCAACTTTGTGGGGAACCTCTCCCAGCTCGGTTGAATCTGTATTATCTGGATGAATAATTTCATCATCGGCCATTGATATGATGGCTTCAGCCGATTCAAAGTATGGGCGCTCTTCATTTATAAAGTTACTTATGTTAACTAATGCAATTTTTGCAGCACTTAAATTTTCTTTAAAGGGAGTCTCTAGGGATCCCTCAAAAGAGCCATAGAATGAGCCGGCTTGAATTGATTCGGGAATTATTATTCCTTTCTTGCGAAGATGGGCAAATAATCTATTCTGCGCTCCATATACTAGGTCATTCATCGTTTCCTTGGGAAATGCCAAGATCTTGTTCTGCGATGCTGATAATACAATATCAATATCGCCGTGATCAAAAATCATAAGATCTCCATTTATACTTTTACGAATGTTCATCTCAAGATGAACTGTGGTTGATTTAGCCCCTTTACCGATTTTAACTGTTATCGCCATCTTTAAAAATTTCCCTTACTAATTTTTGTGTTTTCAGTACTGTTAAAAGAACGTTTTCATCAATATTTTTATTATAAAATGTGTTTAATTTTTCAATTATTCGATTTGTCTTGTCTGTCATCTCTGAGTCACTATTAATTTCATCTGTTGATAGCGAATTGTGTAAATCCGTCTTTAGTCTTGCAATTTCTTCGTTCAAAAATGTTTTTAAAGAAAGAGAATTGTCCAAAAAAGATGAAATATAATAATTTAAAAGGATTTTTTGCTCATCTAACAGCTCACCGTCATATTTTTCATTAAATTTAGCAACAAAAGAAGAAAAAATCAAATCATCAACTTCTTGTGTATTGTTTAAGGTCTCAGTTTTTGTGGTCATGTTTTGAATTATCTGATTTTCTAATATAACGGTATTTTTAGGAGATAATTTATTAGAAAAAATATTTGTAATACTTGCTAAAGTTTTGTAACTTGGAACGAATGTGTTATAAAACTCTGTTGTAAATTCTTGATTGACATCTTTAATTAAATCACTCTGTTTTACAAATAACCCTTCGGTATCCAATAGACGGCTAGCCAATTTAGCTTCATTTAAGATTTTTTCTGCCGTTTTGTGATCAAGGCCATGACTTTCATATAGTGAGCGATAGCAATCCAAGTGTCTTTTTAATACAGAATCTTCAGAAAAGTGTTTTTTTAGTATTGAAATAACCTTTTCTTTTGTCTTATTGTCTTTTTTAATAATCGCAACAGTCGCTTCTTTGATCAAAGTTTCATAAATAAAAGCAGTATTCCTTTTCTTATTATGTCTTATCTTCATTATTTTTCTCCACTAATAATTTATCTTTTCTGTCTAAATCTTCTATAAGAGTCTTAACAGATCTGTTAACTTGAAAAAGTTTATTCTCTTCATCTTGTTCTCTCAAATTATAAATAGACTCGTCTTGTTCATAAATACCTCTTGAGCCTGGGGGTTTATACAGCGTTTGTAGATCTCCAAGGCCCGGTGCAAGGTTTGTTGGGGATCTTCCGGCCTTCTTGGCTGCATATTGTTTAGTCATAGATCTTCTAAATTGTTTCTTTCTGCCATCTCTTTTTCCAACCGGTTGATAAACTTTTCCACTATGACTCTTGGGTCCGCCATGAACTCTTGGTTCAGGTCCAAGCCTACGGGAATTTCTTGAGCCCGGTGGTACTGCTAAAAGTTCTCCCTCCGCTGGCGCGTCGGCGGGTTCTTCGCCCGGCATGGCTGGGCCGGCGGCGCCGGCGGGCATTTCTTCTGGGCCCCCTAGTTCTTCACCAAACTCGCCACCTAGTTCTCCGCCCATTTCTTCACCAAACTCGCCTCCAAGACCGCCTCCAAGGCCGCCGCCCTCCATTGCAGCTGCAGCTTCTGCCACTGCCTGTAGCGATGCGTCATGCTTGCGATCATAATACATTTCGCGCTGATTGCGAATAAATTGTTCGTGCGACATGCCAAAGATTTTCTCCGCAACCCAACGACGAGAGAAATAGCCTTCTGTGGCCGATGCTGCTATGTCAAATTTAGACTTCCAATGTTCAAGTTCTTGAAGTTCGGCGATTTTAGATGGGTTATTTAACGATAAGCTGAACGCCAACAAATCATCTCCTCTAAAGCCAAGGGTATAAAGATGAATAATACCAATTTTTTCTAACTCAGAAACGATAACTCGCTGAAGTCTTTGAATTGTTCTTGCAAACCGAATATCTTTTTGTGCTAACGTTGTCTTGTCTTCTGCGGCTCCCTCACCCATTGCAAGATATGCTTGAGGAATTTTTAATGCGGAAAAAAGTTTGTCGCGAAGGTATTTGATATCGTCAATAGCGGTAGTGTTGGTGCCACCAGTAAGGTTCTGGATATCGGTAACAGATCCAGGACGTACCGGGATAAAGTAATCTTCTTCGATAGACATTGGATTATATCTTAAATCAACCCGGCCTGACGTTGGATCGACTATGGAGTGTCGCTTCAGTTGAGTTACGATCTTTTCCATATACTGTTCAACTTCGTTGGGAGGTACGGCGCCAACATCAATCTTAAAAACTCTGCGTTCAGATGAACGAATAACACGGTAAGCCATCATTGCGTCTTCCATAAGCACTAGCTGGCGCCAAATGCGGCGCGCGGGCTCTAAAATAGAAGTTCCATAAGGTGCATACTTATCATTTCCTAAAATACGAAAATGTGAAATTTGCCAATTTTCAAAAGTCATACCAGCGGTATTCCATTGATATTGAATATAATTTGGATTAGTTGAGTCCATCCCCTCAAGTCTTTCAATTTCTTGAATTGGTAAAGAAATCGCAGACTGAACACCAAATTTTTCATCAAGATCCAAGTACAGAAAAAAATCTCCATATTTACACATGGTGCGAGCCCAACCAAAAAGATTATATTGTACATTTAAAATCTGTTCATATAAAATACCAAGCACTGCTCTAATCTCTTCATTAGGGCAGTCAATGTTAATCATAGGACGAAGTTGAGAATAGGTAGTCATCTCGTCCGCATAAATATCCATAGTGGATGCAATCTCTGGCATGTATTCCATTTGATCGAAATCAACATAACGTTCAGATCTTCTTTGGTTGCCTATTGCATTTGCAGCAATTGTATCAAGAGGATTATAAAGAGACTTTTTAAACTGTTGCCCAGAAGCAGATTTAAATCTTGAAGAAAACTTATCTAAGTGTTGTCTTCGAATTCTTCGACCAGATTGGGATCTGTAATTTATAATCGGACCAGAAAATAATCTGGTTAATCTTTTAAATAATTCAGATTGTTTATTCGCCGGGTTTCTGCCTTGTTTATTTTGATTTCTTGGCGCCATTTATTTTCTCACTTAATAATCCATTTATATTGAT